TTCAATATGTTGTAATTATAGTACTGATGGCTATGATTTGCCACTACCAGCCTGTTGTTGTGCATATAGGTAGTCTGCGGGACTGCCATGATCAACATGCCATTTTCATTCAGGGTGCTTTTCCACGTCGCTAGACATTTTAAAGGATCACGTGCATATTGAAAACTATCGTGTGCCCATATTAGGTCAACTTGACGAGGAACTATTCGTTCTTCAAAATTGCCATTGATCGGTACAACATTTTTATTATTTTTAAGAATATCGGGTTCAATATCTTCAATATTTTGATCCACAGCATATACCAAATAATTGTGTGGTTCTGGCGGGTCGTCTCGAGTTTCCAGTGTAGCCCACCATTCTGTGTCAAGGCCTCGGCCACAGCCCATGTCAGCAATAACCTTAAGACTATCTAAAAAGCTGTCATATCCATACAACATGTTTAGTATTTCTAAACTGTGATTGTGGCTAGCGTAGGCATTCTTAAACAGAGCCATGTGTTAGTATCTCCATTACCAATTTTTCTTTTAATCGTTGTAGTCTAGGTTCGAGTTGATAACAAGCTTCGGCTATTTCGTTATCGGTTCCCCAACCCAGCTGTGTATTTAAATGATGAGCAAACTTTGCACACGCATCTTTTTCTAGTTGAACTCCCACAGCATCGTGTTTAGGCCTGGCCTTGCAGCAAAGACTAAATTCTTCTAGTAGTTCTCGAGCATGTTGCTTAAAATTAACCATAATTTTGTTTGTGTGTGTCTAATACATACTTAGCCATTGCTTCTGTAGTGCAATGGTTTAAGAAATGTTCAAATATAGTTGTCTGTAGGGCATCGTACATATCTCTACCAACACCGGATTCGAACCACTCAATGCCGTTGTCATCAATTAATTGACATACTGCCAGTAATTCTTCTTTGGGTAAAAATGTACAAGTTTGTTCTGGGCAATACTTAAGATCTTTGAACCACGGAACTCCGCCCGATGCCATGATCTCATGATGTCGCATACAGTCCCACCCGCCCTTGCGTGTGGTTTCACCAAAGTAGCTGCTGGCATAGTCAAGATAATATTCTGTTTCATTGTCAAACATATACTTCTTGGTTGCATTGTCGCCTTCAACAGGTTTAGCCCCAGACAGTATACGCTCTTTCTTAACACCCGCACGGTCGACTATCTTCTGCTTGGGAAAACTAAACCCAATTGGATGTATCTGGTCATGATCAAATGTTAGTTCACGTTTGAAATAACTGCCACGTCCCACCAAGTGTTGATGATCTCTGTAGTGCCAGAGATTATCTTGATCTTTGCCGTCAATGATAATAAGTTCACTGGGGCTATAAGTTTCAAGTATTAGTTGCTCATACGGACTTTCAAAGTCTGCTCGACTTAGTACACATAAATCAAAATGCTTGGCGCGAATTTTATCTTCAATGTCTGTGCGATCAATTTGACTATCGTTTGGCATGATGTTGGTCAGCGTAAATCCGCGACCGTGTAATTCGTTACGTTGTTTGCCATTGGGGCCAGGTTGGCCGTCGGAATGTATATGCCAGACTCTGGGAGCATCAACAACTTCATGGCCTAGATCAGTAAAGCCGTGTATAAGTAAATCGCTAAGATGATCTGTTTCGTGTGAATTACTGCGTGTACATAAAATTCTCATACTACAATGTCTTCCATTCCTGCTGTACGTAAACGAACCACGTGTCCCAGCATAAAGTTCTTCGATTCGATACCCTTCATAACCCCTAACCATTTGTTACGCAACAGTGCCACTTCGTTAATGATAGTTTCCATATCAATCACTTCATCTTCGGCTTCAGCATATTTTTCTGCATCGCGGCTGGTCAATGCTCTGGCGTAGGCTTCTAAATACTTTTTGTAATGCCGTTGTCTAATTTTACGTAATTGTATGTTGAGATGTTCCAGGATTGCTTCAATCTCTTGTAGTTGATTAAAACGATGTTCACTTTGCCCAGGTAGGTCACTGAGTTCTTTTTCAACTCTGCCACGGATTTTGATATCTGCTTTGGCCGCAGAAAGTTCCTGCTCATAGTAGTCTATGAAAGCAGGAATCTCGCCTAGGTTTTTAACTACCTTATTATACCACACTTAGATTACCACTCGCCGTCTTCGTCTTCGTCCGTGTCATCATCAGATGAGTACTCTTTGAGTGCTCTCTTTAAAATATTGTCAGTGCCGCCAAACTCTTTGAGTTCTTGGTCGCCCAACATATCAACCATTACGCTCATCAAGTTATCTGCGGCTTCTTGACGATCCTTTTGTGGAATATACTGCTTAAGGATAGTGTACATTTCGCTTAGTACATCAACATCAATTGTCATTCTGCGACTTCCTCTTTTTTAGATTTTTTAGGTTTCTCAACGATCTCCGCCGGTGCTTCCTCAATCACTTCCTCATCAATCATTGGGGCCTTTTGATGTGGGTTAGCCATAAAGTCGGACATCACGACGTCTAAACAGCCATCGTCGTTTCTTTCCCATCCTTTGCGGAATTTCTTAATAACTTCCCCGGCGGCTGTAGTATATACCAGACTGTTGCCTTCCTTCTTTAATAATTCCTTGCCGTCAAACATGTCAGTCAGGCCACTGTAAGGGTTCATCCCTGTTTCGTATGGAATCTTAACTTGCACACTTTCAAATGGTTTAGCATAACGAGTTTTCATGATCTTACAAGCGGCACGGATACCGTTTACTTCCGAAACCTTGTTGCCATCTTCATCTTCTTTGAGTTTCAACTTACGCATAGCAACAACAATACTAGACGCATATATAAAGCCTTGACCACCCGAGATCTTGTCGTCTGGATCAAACATGTCTTGACTTGCGTATGTGTGTGCTGTACACACCAGACCTAGATTCAAGTTACCAAACATATTAACACAGTTACGAACCAGTGCTGCAAGTGCTTTGGGTTTACGACCCATGTCACCTTTCATATCGCCTGCTTCGAATTGATTAACGTCAGTTGGTGTCAATAACATACCCAGGGAGTCAACTACAAACAACACTTTAGGACGTTGATCCTCTGGTAATGTTTTATATTCTTTGACAAACTCCGAAATCATCTTGCCCACATCGTCAATCATGGCCATGTTCAACTTGAGAAGCTTGTCCTCGCTAGTGTCTACGTTTAATGCGTGTAACCACTTTTCATCAAGTGCATTTTCACTGTCGATAAGAATAACATAAATGCCATCCTTTTGTGCATTAGAAATCAAGTTACCCGAGCAAATAAAACTTTTACCTGCACCAGATTCACCGGCAAATACAGTAACCTTGCCCAATGGAACACCTTTGTTAAAGTCTCCACTTATAAGATAGTTTAATGCGTAATTATTTGTTGAGATCCAATCAGTTGGATCATTGAAGCCCACAGAGATACCATCAATGCTCTTGGTAATGCTCTTGCGAAACTTTGATACGTCAAATGGCTTTGCCATGATAGAAATCCTTTAATTGAAGAGTTGTGGGGGATGTTAGTCCCCCACTATGCGCTATTACTGCTTACGGTTACGAATCATTGCTAAAATATCTTCAGCACGTTGGCTGGAAGGTTTAGCATCGACTGCCGGAGCTTGAACAGGAGCTGTTGCAGCTGGCATTTCGTCGTCTTCTTCAACTACAGCCGGAGCTGGCTTGGCCACTACTGCTGGTGCAGGAGTGTCATCGTCTGACGCCGCTGGTGCCGATGTACCAACATTCAAACCATATGGCTTGTAGTAAGCCGCCCATTTGTCGGCGTCGTATGGTTGACCGTCGACACTTGCTTCAAACATTTCTTTAAGAACTTTGAGTTCCACTTCGCTTGGCTTCTTAGGCAAGAAGTCTGACAAGTTAAACAAACCAAATTGATCAACTGCGGCTTGTTCTGCTTCAGTTAATGCGGACTCTTTACGTGCCCACTTGCTTGTTGAGTAGTCAGCATAGCCACCTTTGCTTGTTTTAATGATCTGGAAATCCAGGCCACGTTGCAAGTCTGTTGGCAATTCTTCCATTTCAGGATCCATCAATGCCGCTTTGATGATATTAAAGATCTGCGGACTGATAGTGAAACGACGGATTGGGTTCTCAGGTGGTTGATCATCTGAAAGTGCGTTCTCGCGAACAAAGCCTTGGAATACATAACTCTTCTTTTTCCAATACTTACGACCCATTTCCTCTAGGCTAGGATCTTTAAACCAAGGACGTACCTCGGCCAATATTGGACAAGCTTCGCCATACATCTCCATGCATGGAACTTGCACAATAACTGGCTTGCTGTCTGCTTGGCCTTTAACACCAGCAAATGGCAAACGAATCATTGCACGTTCGGCCCAAAAGAATGAATTTTTTGTGTTACCGTCTGGTAAGAAACGAACGCGAGCTGTTGAGCCTTCTGCGATGTTCCAATGTGGATAAATGGCGTTGTCGCCACCTGATGATTTACTGCCGCCGCGGTTGTCTGATGCTTGTAACTTTGCGCGAATTTCTGCTAATGTTGTTGCCATGATAGTTTTCCTTTATAAGATGGTCTTTATGTACTGCTTTGCCTAGATATATTCTAGCACCCTGCTAGTATATAACAATGTTATTTATGAAGTCAAATACTTTTTTTTATTATTTTGCCAAACCGGCTAAAGTGCGAATAAATGATAAATCATCACTTTCGGTTACAGGTTCGTCCAAACTTGTTGCGCCAAATGTATCACTCGGGTGTGCTTGCTTGGGACTTACTGGTTGGACCCAATCGGTCTGTTGATCCCTACCGTTAGATTGTAACATAGCATCTAACTCATTTGCAACCTGCGGCATATGAGTCTGTAACCATTCTTTAATGGTCGGAGTAGCATCAGCATCTGGGCCTTGACTATCAGCCAAGTGATAGATTGCATCGTTTAAATCATCGTCGCCTATGATGGGCTCTAGGTTAGCAATGGCATCCATTCCTTCGATCCCAACTGCGAGTGGATTTTTTAACAGTTCCACCAAGGCTTTAACTTTATCTTCTGAATCCGGGCGAGCCCAGGTTCCTTCGCTTACTGCATCTGCCCATTCGGCTAATTCATCGCCGAGCTGTCCAGCAGCCTCAGATTTATATTTTTTATATGCTTTGTACACAATAGGAAGTGCTTCAGTAAATCGATCATCATAGATCTTTTTAACAAAACGTTCACGTAGAGCATCTACATCTACGTCATCTTCAACAACAGAATCATTTGCTGCCCATGTTTCAAAATAGCTTCGATATCCACGTGCACCACGCATCTGACGTAGGATTCTTTTTTGTTGGTCGTAGTGATGTACAGCACTACGAGTCATGTCAGCTGTTTCTTGATCTTCAAATTGACGATGTTTGGTGCTACGAACAAAATGGCGCATTGATGCCATCTCAGCCACAATACTATCAATATGCTTGGCAATTTCATCATGCATTGTACCACCATGATTTAGATGTTCTGCCATGGCATAAGCACCGTGTAAATTTGTATGCCCCAATAAAAAGCGTTCGCCGCGTTCTGTTTCTAGGAAAATTTCTTGAATCTTACGAGCACGGCTTCCGCGAACTTCATCATTGACTTTGTCTTGGTGACGAATTAAAATTTTAGTTGCGCCCCTGTCAGCAAAACTGTTGTAGGGACGTCCCGGTGTACCATATAACTTGCTTTCAGTCACCGACAGTACATCATCGGCATTAAATGTACTGTCGGCTTTGCTTTGTTGTTTAATGTCTTTTAAGTCTAAATTAGATTTATTGATATCACGTGTATCAAATGTAAGTAAATTGCGTTTTGCAAACTGTCTTAAATTGCGTAGAAATTCGTACCACTCTTTGCGTTGCTCGCGATCCATCTCGCCAGAGATGTTTTGCCCAAAATATATTTTTAATGCAGTTTCATCAATTAAACTAACAGTTACATTGCCAAATTCTGCCCCATCTGCTCCAGTATAAGTGAAGTTAAAGAAGCGAGCCTTAGTAGGGTCTGTTTCAGCCTTGGCTTTTTCGTCGCCCAGCGTTACGTTAGGGAAACGTGAGCGTATTTTATCAAATAATGCAGCGGAGATTGATTCAATTTCTTTCATAATACTATTTAGCTAGATCATAATGAACGGCATGGGTTCAATAAATTCGTTAGCATCCTTGATTTCTGCGTCTAAATTAGCGTCGTAATTCTGTAAGGTTTGCATCATTCTTAGTGCCAGCAACGTAGCCATAACTAAATCGTCGTGTTCGCCCAATTTGGCAGCAAAACTTTGTCCACTGGCTACAAATGTTTTTAATTCACTCACCAGGGCTTTACTGGATATGTGCATACGCTTGGTTTCTATTAGACTCTTAAATTTAGCACAAGCGGCCAATTTAGTTTTGTTAGTTGTATTAAATCCCTTACGGAATCGTCTGACATTGCCTGCTCGAGCAGGTTCACTTAAGAATATGCCACGGAAGTTTTCTTCACCTATTTCAGCAATGCTTACCAATGCAGCTTCACCCAATGTGTTGTTTTCTACTGAATAGTATACATTATTTTGATTACTTGCTGTTTCTGTAATATATGAACAAATTTCTTGTAAGATCCGTACTTGACGCTGCACTGGTGTTTTATTATCGCACCACTCAGCTACTTGCTTTAGACCAGGTAATTCAAATACTTGTATAGCCGCCGGGTCGCCGCCGGTACCCAGGCTTGGATCTAATGCTACAAAGTATGTACAATCCTTACTGGGACGTTTATACCAACGCACCTGTCCTTGACGTTCAAATGGATCTATTCCCGACATTTCTACCAAGTGTAAGGGATTGATAAGTGTTTCGTCAAAGATAATGAATTCACATTCCATCTCACGGCGGAAACGTTCTTCGCCGAGTTGGGCTCTCATCTGTGCGGCCCATGCTTCGTCTCGGTCCGGATGTTCTTCCCATTTGCTGCGGAATGCCTTAAACCCATTGATCCCAAGTTCCGTTTCGTTGCCATTGATATCTATACACTTGTTGGCGCCGCGCCAGATTTGTGCAAACTGATCTTCGTCTGAGTTGGGTGTTGAAGTAATAATACACTTACCACCAGTTGCTAGTGTGGGTGTGATAGAAGTCCAGAATTCACTTGCAATAGTAGGGCGAACGAACGCAAACTCGTCACAGTACAGTAAGGATATACTCATACCGCGTCCTGTGTTTTCTGTTGTTGTTTGACTTACTATACGGCTACCATTTTCAAAATCCAAGCTACCTTTATTATAACTTGTTACTCCTGCTCGGATAAAGTCCGGGCAGTTTTCATACGCATAACGAACACGCTGCATGATCTCTTGAGCACCTAGATATTTGTGTGCAGCTACCAGAATAGTTGAATCCGGAACAAACATAGCATACCATAACAAGTAGCCGGCGGCCGTGGTCGATTTGCCCGTTTGTCTTGGCATTAGGCTGATAGAGAATCTATAATTGTGATACGAGCTGATTAATCTGTCTTGGTACTCAAACGGATGATATTGTATAGCACCCTTGGTTGGGTGTTGTATAAAGAAGTAGTGATCCATGAAGTATTGCGGACCATCGACAGGATCAACACAGCGAGCAATTTCTAGTATTTGCTCTTCGGTATAAGACATCCGTTTATACGGTGCCTTGATAATTGCGGTTTCTAATTCTTTACTCATATAACTATTTAATGTCAGACACACTCTTACTAAATTCTAATTACGAGCCAATCAGCGTACTACCACTAAGTGTTATCAATTGGCAACACGCTATCAAACTAATGTATCTAGGCCGGGTCCATGTGCTTGAAACATACCCAGACTGGATAGTACACTCAGAACGCTTGGCAATAAACGTACCTAGTGTATGTGTTACCAAAGACTATTTTCATTACAAGCAACACGTTAAGTTTAGCCGCTATAATTTGTATATGCGTGACTTGTTTAAGTGCCAATACTGTGATGATGTGTTTGACTACGATGAACTAACCATTGACCACGTTGTTCCTAGAATGCACGGCGGTAAGAGTACATGGGAAAATTGTGCCACTAGTTGCAAGAGTTGCAATGGAGCCAAAGGACACCAAACTAATATCAAACCCAGAGTTAAACCATACAAGCCAGATTACTATAGTCTAGTAGGACAATGGAAAAAAATGGACTTTACTGTTAAACAGGATTCGTGGAATCAATACTTGGGGTTAGACAAGCGAATCGCTTAGTCGTTGTTGGGAAAACTACGCGGACGATACTCAGGATGTTGTTTTAGATATTCTTCAACTTTGCTGCGCAGGCTACCATTGAGGAATGGTTTAGTAAACATAATAATAAACCACAAGTCTGTGCCTGGCATGACATGAAATTCTTTTAGCAAGTTGTTGCGTTCTTGTGCGGTAAAACTAATATTACTACCCACAGGACTTTGATCATTGCTGCCGGATGCATTTGGTACATTGTCTAAATTGCCACCAACTAGACCAGCGCCATTATCTTCTGCAAGTGGTGCCATGCCAGCCAATTGACGTAATTTATTTAATTCTGCGGGATCAATAAAAGCATCGGCATCACCAGTCTCGCCCTGGGTTACAAAGTGTTCGCTGGTGTAGCGATATGTTTTCATTTGTTTTTAGATCTAAGGGTCACGGGACCAACTGCGTTGACTACACTCTGTTTGTTGACCAGCGGATGTTCTTTGCTGCCGCGGCCGGTGTTATTACGACTTTTCATACCTAAATGTGCTGCGGCTGTGTTTACGATTTCTTCGTCAGCATCACTGTAAGCCAGGGTGGTTGTCTCGGGGCCAGTTGGACCTTCGATGTCAACATGGATGTTTGGTGCAGCCGCTAATGCCAAACCAAACCGATATGCCAGATATGGGTCATTGTAGGTGTCGGGCCAACTTTCTAAGTTGCTCAACGCCAACTGAGTCGTTTTTCTAAATTTTGACTCTGCAATGACTTCAACTATTTTCATTTAGAGATTTTTTTAATACTTTCGTATTCGGCAGCCAATTTGGATTCCAATGCAGCTACAGCTTTAAGTACGTCTTTACCTCTTGCTGGAGGATTGCTTAATGCATTGTCGCCATTCTTAAATGTTGGACGGTCTGGATTCATCTGTTTCTCGCCAGCATCGCCTTCGCCGGGACCCATGGTGGATCCTCTCATCGACATGTATTGTGGATCAGGTGCATTGGCTAGTTCGGCACCTTCGTCGGCTACTACTTCTTGCATTGGTTCGTCGATCATTACAACTTCTGGTGCCTGAGTCATCTGTGGTTGTAGTTCTTGTGCTTTGGCGCCGCCGCCTAGACCAGCAATACGCAACATCTGTAGCAGTTCGCCGGCATGATCTCCTGTGGCTGTGACAGTAACGTTTTTGTCACCATTGCTACTCATACTAGTATTGATATTAAAATCGCCCTGTGGGTGTGACTCACTGGAACCGCTAATACTTTCTTTGACCGGATATGCCTTGCCACCAACTTGGATCTTTTCGCCAGGTTGTACACCATCAGCTTTGGCTTTAGCAACTGCAGCGCCAAATGCATTGCCTTCGTTTGGTTCTTCATCCAAGGTGCTTGTATCTGTGTACTCTTTGCCATCTAGATTAAATTTTTCACCTTTGGCTGTATTCTTCAGTTTACCTGTGAATGCATTGCCTTCATCTGTGTGTATACCAGCTAGACGTGCTAGTTCATTTAATTCGTCTTCCATTGTTACTTCCTCTTCGTAGTAACTGCGACCTTTGCCGCGTAGTAAATCTTCTTTGCCCGGAATTTGTTCTGCAGGAACGTTGCCCGGAATTCCAGCTTCGCGTGTTAACAGTGGATCTTCTTCTTGAGCACCACCAACAACGCCGCCACCGTTTAAATGACTTTCTAAGTTTTTCGCTACCCACTCATATGGGTCGCCTGTGCGTGCCTTGGCTGTGCCATATGGCATTTCGCCGCTGTCACTGTAGTAATCAAACAATGCTTCGTACAGGTCTTGATCTAGCTCGCCGCCTTGTTCGAATTGTTTAACTTCAAATTTAAAACGATTTAGTACATGATCCAGTGTCTCGCCGGACTCGTCCATAATACGACTTTCGGCTATCTTGTGTACGTAAGCACCTTTCTGGTGTTTGTACGTGTCCTTGGGTGGCTTGCCGCCCCATGGCATACTAGCTTGTGAACGATCTTTGTCAGCCATCTTTGGACGACCGCGACCTTTCTTTTCTGTGCTGGCAGCTGGTGCATCATCTGCATCAGGATCTGTTACATCACCACGACTCAATAATTTTTCTGTGTCAACTGTGGCTTTACTTTTATGTATAATACCTTTGTTAGTTGAGACTTTTTCACCACCGGTATGTGTTGTTTCTGCTTCTTTGACATTAGCTCTTGGTTCGTCATCGCAATGAACCGGACACTCTTTTTGTCCTAATTCTTTGCAACAACATTCTTCAGCGGCTTCGTTGTATTGATCGTGCTTGTCACGAATTGTATCTAATTCTTCTTCGCTGGCACCATCACGACCGGCCTTGGCTAGTGCTTGCATGCCTTTTTTGCCATACTTCTCATAGCCTTTGGCTGCACGACTCATGTCTTCACGCATGGTGTGTTCGCAGGTGCCTTCGGTCATACCACATTCGTTGCATGTGCCTTCCCCAACGTGTTGTGGCAAACCTTTGTGCTTGGTGGCGGCAAAGTCCGCGGCATCTTTCTTGCCCATTGACTTGGCAACTTTAGCCACGGCCGGGCTTGCGGCCTCAGAGCCTTTTTGTGCAGCATGAACCATACCCATGAACTTTTGTTGAGCTTGGCTAACGGCCTTCTCTTCAATTTTATCTTTGGCAGCTTGCTTCATTGTCTCTTTTTCGTTTTTGTCGCCGTCGAGATCCAAGAAGTCTGGCTTGGCCTTTTTAGCTTCAGCAAATTGGCGAGCTAGTTTAGCTTCAACAGCGTCTACACCTTCCAATATGGAACCTTGTGCTTCGACGCTTTCACGAATTTCTTTTACAAGAGCGAAACGTTTCTCTTCTGGTGTTGGCTTTAGGGCTTCTAACTTTCCAAGGATGCTATAGATATTGTCGTGTGGATGATTCTTGCTCATTGTCTTAACCTTTTGCTTTATAAACTTTATTTTGATGTGTGCCAACCGGACTCGATTCGCCCTGTGGTGCATCGTTTGTTGTCTTGCCTGCTTCGTTACTGTCTTGAGCAAATTCAAATTGACGTGATTCTAATTCTTTTAATAAACTGCCAATGCGGCTTTGTCCTGCTAGTTCTTGGCCACCTTCGTCGGCTTTTAATTCGCCATCAGTCAGGATCGCACCTTCATGATCTTTACCGCGCGATTCAGCTTCGCTGGTATATTCTTCTTCGTGTAAATTACGTACACAAATACAATCCAGAGTCAGTTGAGCACGTTCTTTGATCAACTGACGTATGACTGTTGTTGTTGTTGGGTAAGCAACTGTAACGTCAAATTGCCAGCACTCACAAGGACCGCCCCACTGTGGGAATTCGCGGTGTTCCTGGATTGGCAGGCTTTTTACTGCACTTACACTCTCAAGCTGATATGCTTCAAGAGCGTTTTTAATACGGTCCATAACTTCGCCGGTGGGATTAATGCCCGCTAGTTTAATGCGGAACTCACTTGGCTTGTTTAGTTCATAAATGTATGATTGGAATGGCTTTAGCATCTTAATATTCCTATATTGTAGTATTTAGTCTTTCTTGGCTAAGATCTGTTTTAGTAATTCATTGCGATCTAGCACTACGCCCTGTCCTTCTACCGCTTCTTCAGCAGGGTCTTTGGTATCTTTTTTAATTTGATGATCTAATCGAGCTTTCTGTAGCTGTAAACTGACCATGCGTAATTTCTTATCTAGTTTGGCAGTTTTGGCTGTAATAGCATGCCCCAACATCACACCAGCTGTCTGTAGTATAACACCACTAAAACGCGGTTCTACGTTCATACCCAAATCAATGAGGTCTTCGGCTTTTTCTTTGGCCAGTGTTGCTAGTTCATCCAGTTCAGCATCGCCAGTTTCTAAGTCACGCACAGTAGGAAGTGCTATGTCAATCTTGCTGATAGCAGCATCTACTTCGGTGATTAAATCTCTATTGTCTCGAATAAAATCGTTAGCTTGTTCTGGGGTGGTATCTTCCGAGTCGGCAGACGGAGGAAGATTAAAAAGTGATTCTAATTTTTTAGTCATACCAATATTTATTGGTATTACTTCCGACCTTGATGGAAAATCATGTCTTCGGTTACCACTCTAAATGTTAGTCCGTGGGCTTTGCACCAGGCACGAGCGGCCTCCCATTTTGCCATGTTAAGAATAGCACTGGCTTGGTCACGTATGTTTTTGGCACCTTCTAACGTGGTTTCTTTCTTGGGCTTAACTTCAACCAACTCAGCGTGTTGTTTGCCTGTGGCATCTCCATAGGTAATCAAAAAGTCAGGAACATATATAGTGTTCTTACCTGTCAAGGGATTTTTGTAGTTGATACGTACTGCTTCGCTGGCCCATTGTAGCACGTTGGGATTTTGGTCACAAAATTGCATGAACACATATTCCCAACTTGAACGATACGTTGGTTGTTTATTTCCTACATATTTTGTTGGATTTAATAATTGAAATTTGCCTTGGGCGTATTTACTCATAGCAATATTGATCTTGTAACATATGGGTTTGTTTTTACTGAACTTTTAGTACCAATCACACTAGTTGGTGCTCGGTTAATATTTAAGAATGCTACTAAAAAGTTATCGAGTTGTCCTTTGGGCAATGATTGAAAATCGCTTAACACTTGCAATGGATTTAGGTTTTGTGCCACTGCTGTGTACAACACCGCGGCAGCCAAATTCTTCGCGGCTGTTTTGTTTTTTGTATATTGCTCAAAGAAACCAATCATTGCATCGTTGGCTCCGGCACTGACATTAAAGTCTATGGTGTAAAAGTTATTAAAATATTTTCTAGCGTCGTTGGCTGTATTTGAAAGGTCTGGACCTTGCAGATTGGTTGCGGTAGAGATTTGATTGTTCATAATTTAAAAGTCAAAGCTTCCAGCAAGATCTGTTCCAAAAGCATCTCCTATTGTATCAATGCCTAGGGCACCAGTGGCATCACCAAAGGTATCGTAGAATTGATTGGTTAGATAACTGCTGGCATCACCAAATGCCTGACTCAATGGCCCTGTGATATTTTCTGAAACAAATCCGCTGAGCTGACCTGATATTTCAGCACTTAATTCTGTTACCTTACCGCTGACATAATTGGTTGCCAAGCCACTGGCGTAGCCAATGGCAGCATTTTCTATTGTGCGTAAGGTACCTTGTGGATTGACGATTGCGCCAGCGGCCAGTTTAATCAGACTGTTTCCACTGGGCCCGAGTCCCGATGCTATGCCACCAACTACACCATTGGCCAAACTACTGGCACTGGACCCAATTAATTGTAAAGTACGAGCTTGTATTTGTTGACTCAGTGCAGCCGTGCTAGGAATCCCTTGATTCAAACTACCAAGGCTTGGTATGCTAAATCCGCCAACGTTTAATCCGCCTCCGCCAATCGCCCCAACCAACGATCCGCTGAGTGCATTACTAAATGAACCAGTCAGTGATGGTGAAGTTGCAGCAAGACCAACATCGGCATATGGGTTCACAGTGGTTTGAGCACTGGCCAAATCTACAATATTATCTGGGTATGAGTTTGGTGGTCTTTCACCCTTGTTGAATTCTGTAGGATTAGGACTTTCCACGTTGTCGTAGTGTAAGTCAATGAATCCGCCAGCAGTACTTCTTGTTACGTAACCAGTTTTGTATTTTACAGTTTCAAACTGTAGACTCATCTGGTGTTCTAAAAAATTATTTTCTCCATTGGCATGATCGCCATGTTTAAAACTGGTAATGGTAGGATTAATTAATTCATACTCACTAAAGTTTTGTTGATAAAGACTGTAGATACGAATTGCCTGTATGTATTGATAAGGTTGTACGTCGGTTGATACCGAACGGCCCACAGCCGGACGTGGTGTGTAGCCCCAATCAAAACTTGGGCGACTTTGATATTTGTGTGGCGCTGAATATGTAGCATCAGCATAGTCCGGATCACGATAAAAATAACTGTAGTAGTCGTACCAGAACTGTCGTACATTATCACTCTGGTCGTCATGGAAGCTGATATTAACTGGGTCGTAATTAATTTTATTTTGTACTATGTTCTTGCGATTGTAAGCATTGTGAGTCTTGGTATCAATGGTAAACTTTGGCAGGCTAACACTTTTAACAATCATGCCTAGCTCTTGCGTAGCTTGATTACTGATTGCTGTAATCAGTGGATTGAAATCAAATTCAACATAAAAGAGAAAACCGTACTTGGGACTTAACCGATAATTGTCGTCTGAGAAGATGCGGGCCGCATGGCGATAATCACGCAAGGTTACTGTACCGACGGACCCATCATTAAGTGTTTTATACTGTGCCATACTAATATTTAGCCCGTAAAAAAACCTGGGTTTTAATCCAGGTTTGTTTTATCAACCAATTTGAATTAGTTCACTGAGTCGCCAGGTGTCTGACTAACTACTGTACGACCAACTCCGCCGCCAATTGTTTGGATAGCATTGTCAAACTTAACAGTCAATGCAATTTGAACTGCATCATTACTGTTATACGCCATATCACCGTAGTCTACAGCACTTAGGAAGCAACCATCAAGTTCCCATGCTTCAAGAACTGTTGGAAGTGTGTTTCCGTTGCCACCGTCGAGTATTTCAAATACCATTTGGAATTTGTAGTTAATGCCTGCTGGTGCACTACTTTGCTCAAGGAAGTCAAATTGTTTCTGAATTTGCTCACCAACCAACTTACTAACTGAGCCACTGGCGTCGTCGCGTAGGTTAACTGTTGTTTCTTGCCATTCTGGCTTGCCCTGGAAGTATACCTTTGAGTTGTATACGTCAATTGTCTGAACCGGGAAAGTTACATTAGGACGCTTGATGTCAATGATTTGTTTTGTCAATTCGTTTGTCTGATTTGTAACACCAAAGTTGGTAAAGCTCGCACGGAAGCGATACTTTAACTTTGGCATCAACAGACCTTGACTGTCTGCGCTCTGGTTGTTCGCTAATGGAACTGTAAATTTGCTTAAACTTGCTACGGCCATGTTATTCTCCTGTATTCTTATTTATCTGTTATCTTAGGTGTTAGCTGCGCCTAGGCTAGCCACTGTTCCCGGATTATACAACGCAATAGGAATGTAAATAAACTCAACATCACGCATTGGCTCTACTGCAACATCAACGTATAGTTGATTGTTGGCAATAGTACTTGATGTGTTGTTGCTTGTATCACAAATAACCAAGAAGTCATATACGCCACGCTTACTCAATACATTATGCAATGCGCTTTCAATCTGAGTAGAAATTGATTTACGTGTAACTGTATCATTTGGCTCAAACAAGAAGCTATTACTAATAGTAGCAAAAATTGTACGTAGATAGTTTTCTAATCGAACAACGTTTACACGATTTCTAGCACTTGAATCACCGCTCTTTGTTTCCTGACCCCATACAACCAATCCTGTGCCAGGTAGTTGTGTAATTGGGTTAATACTTAATGTGTATAGGGTATCACGCAGGCCTTGGTTGACACCATTGTGTATGAATGCACCAGTCTGGGCATTAACATAACCAATATCATTTAGGTTACTTACTAGGCCGCGGTTTACACCAGCCGGAGCGAACCACTGATAGCTTACATTATCATTGTATAAGAATGTACGTAATATTGCGTGACTTGCTGGAACTGCCACACGGTTACCTGCCAAGTCATTGGTTAAACCTGCTGGGTAATAAACACCTAGATATGCACTACTTGTTGCCAAGCCGTTGCCATCTGCGTTGCTGTTCCATGCTGTTAATGCGGTAGCTGTTGGGGCCAATGTCATTGGTGTGTCCCCAATGACAAACGCTGTGGCACCACGATTATCGTTTAATGTTACCAGGTTAGGAATCAACTCTGGATAACCAGGAGCAACCAACAAGTTAAATTGATAATTAGCATCTAGTACATCGGTGTTGCTATCAATGGCTGATTTTAATGCTGCTACAACGATAGAACGCTGAGCGGCTGCACCTGCATTCATAACACCTCGTTCATTCAGACCGCTATCGGTCACCCATGCATCTGTTGCCGACGGAGTACTTGTTGGATAAAATGCAGGATTATTACCTGCCGAAGCTGGTGGGAAACTTGTAGGATTAAAATAGTTTTTAACAAATTTCTTAACATTGTAACCACTACGACGTGTGTTGAACAGCAATGTACCACGTGGATATAGTCTCCAGTCCGGAGCATCTAGATCAACATAGTTACTGTCTAACAAACTAGCAACACTTGGCAATGCATCGCTAACTGGATCGGTTGTACCATCCGTGTCCCATCGTGCATCGGCAAAAATAATACCGTTGTTGCTGATGTGATCAGTATTGTCAATGCTTACCCAGACAGAGCCAGTCCAACGTGATAAGTTTGGATAGTTGATAACATCGCTACTGTTCAACCACAAATCTCCAGCTGCCAGCGCTGTCATACCATCACTTTGGCTAGTAGGTCTTGTTGCACTTATTATTACACCATTGGGGTCTGTTGCTGTTAAATCGTAACCACGTACATCCGGACTTGGTTGCGTATAACCTTTCCAGCCATTGTTGTTGATCATAATATCAACGTCGGCTAGATTGCTGTAATACCACAGTGAACCATCTGTTGGTGTAGCATAAGGAGTTTCTGTACTATAGTTTATAGCAGCAGTGATCGCTACAAAATTAGTTAATAACGTCTGATCATTCGAATTTAAAATATAAGGACTTGCAGAAACGACGAATCCAGCATCTTCGATTGCAGTATCAGATATGTCATTTTGTAAAACTATTGATCCACCAGTAGAATGTATTAAAGTAATACTACCATTGCTGTTTAGTCTGGCACTTACATGAGGGATGCCTGCATTCAGTATAGCTTCAACAAAACTTGAAGCATTATTTGGTGCTGGTATTTCAATGGATACACCCGAGGCAAATGTATTAGATCCCGGAGAAGTTGGAAATAAAGTAAAGCTACCAAGTATAGAAGATGTTGGGACCGCGCCAGTAACTTCTAAAGCTCCAGATTTTTGTTGTACAAAAAATTGTAAACTATTAGCTGTAGTATCAACTGGACTAATTAGAGTCACCAATTGATCTTTGGCAATATTAACGCCGCCGCCAATTGGATCCAATGCATAGATAGCATCTGCTGGATCTATATACAGAGGAGTAGTTACACTTACCCACTCTTTTAAACCAGCGTTGTATTTTTTCAATACTGGACTATATCCGCCACCAATTGTGGTTGTTTTCCACCAGATGCTGCCTGTTGGACGAGGTGCTGTATCGTATGTGTACCATCCACCGGCAGGAGACTGTGAGTATGTGCCATAAAAGAACTCTGGACAGAAATATCCATTTGGTGATGTTAAAACAGTAATTCCACAATTATCCAATGGTGTGTTTGTTCCGTCGGATAATACGACTTTGCCGTCGGCGGTAATATTATTGCTGCGGGCAGCAGCAGTGGCAAACAATGCTAATTGACCGTCGATACTGGCAGCTCTAACACCGGGAATATTTGCGGTGTTGATTGCTGCGGCAAATTGAGCGACAGTGGTAATTCCTGTTGCCGAAACAGTCACCGCATTGATTGTGCAGGTATAAAGACTTCCTGTTATAAAAGTTGGACTTGTTTCTGTGCCTTGTGTGATTGGATTGCTATACGCCCACTCAGTGGAACCAACCTGGATCCAGGTATTAACCAAGTCACTGCCTGTGCCAGCATAAGCATTTACTTTGGTAGCTTTGTAAAATAGTCTAACAATGTTAGCTGTAGCACCAGTGTCATCAACAAAAACAAGTGCATAGGTGCCTTGCTGACCAACTGATGATAAAGGAGTTGGTACATCTTGTGTACCATCGTATGTTACATTTTGTACTTGTGTTTTGTCTGTGATTAGCAAAGGGCTAACTTGACTAAATGTGTCGGTTACACGATTTAACACGCTGATACCAAATTCTGTGTTGGCAAGATCTAACCAGTAAGTTCCATCAGCAACTTCGCCAGCTGGACGAACACTTGTGCCTTTAAGTTGCTCTAAGTCAACATCTGCACGAATAGCAAATAAACGGTTACCTAGTCCCAGCGCCGAATAAGCAGCCAATAAACCGTATTCGTTACGCTCGCTAGCATTAACTGGAGTACCAGCTGAACTAAGTTCAAAGGTTGGTGTGCCCATTGCTGTTACTAAGTCACGTTGACTTGTAAAGCTCATCAATTTACCAGCATTTGCTTTGCTTGTGCCCACCGCCGACCCACCGTTGTAGGTCTTGTCTTGTGCTGTGGCTAATACAACTAGCGGGACTGAGCCAACGTTTGAGTTTACGTACTGACTCTGATCATTAATGGAAATCAAAATTCCTGGGGATACTAGTGCCATGGTTATATTCCTTTATATTACATGTTATGAATATTTAGTTAATAAAGGAAAAAATGGTAGCATTAAAGGTGCCTTTGGGAAGGTTTAGCTATAAATACCTACATGTTAAAACGAGATCTATGCCCTGTATGCCGTAATAATCCAGTCGCTATCAATTATATCCGAGATAGTATTACTCATTACAGAAACAGTTGCACCAGTTGCATTAGAAAGAAAAAGAAACTTAAACCAGAGGCACCATTATGGTTCAAGAGCGGTTATAAGAAAAAGCCACAATGCGAACGCTGTGGCTTTAAGATGAAACATTCTGAACAGTCAAATGTGTTTTATGTCGACGGTAATCTCAAAAACAACAATTGGTTAAATTTAAAAACTGTGTGTTTGAACTGCCAACAGGAAGTATACAAGTCTAGGCTGGCGTGGAAGGCTGGTCCAATAGTACCAGATTTTTAACTGCTGTATATAGTTCTTCAATTGAGCCGTTGTTGTCAATTTCAACATCAAACTTGGTACCCACCCAAGCAGTTTCGCTAACATGTACATCGGGATATGCTGTTTTCATATGATTGAACGTGCCATGGTTTGATTCCACTGCCAAATCATACCATTCAGGAAGCTCGCCACGGCGTACCCACACAATACGACCACCGGCGTTTCTAATACTGGCTATTTCATTAGGGAAGCGCACATCACTGATGACAGTATTATCACTGCGGCGACTCAACCGTGCTTCTAGTGCAGCAATCCAGATATCATCATGAAATGCTCGACGGCATACTTCTGTACCCCAATACTGTAGTACCCAGCGTGGAGTCAAGTTGGGCATATCTAATCGTTTGGCCCACCAGGCGTCTACTTGCTCGCGCCAGGCCCGAGCTTCAGGGGTACGTCCTTCTAGCAGTTCTCTATCCCACCCAAACACTGCGGCCACAGCATCTTTAAGAGTGCCGGCAAATGAATCCCTACGATAACCGTGGAATCCCACAAGATAGTCAGCAATGGTATCTTTGCCCGACCCAATAAACCCGCAAACGCCAATGATCATAAAAAAATGCTCCGTGTATGGGAGCATTATTACATACTTTGCAGACTAAGTCAACTAGCCGGTTATCCAAGTCAACGGTTGCGAACCATCCACATAGTTTTTGAGTTGTTCTTCTAGCTCTTTCATTTCTTCGTTGGCTTCGGCTACCATGGCCGCACCATTTAGGCTAGCACCGCCTTGTGGTCCAGCGATTTGGCTAAATTTGCTGTATGCCTGTCCCAGTATGCGTTTAGCAAACGAATACGCATAGTCTTGGATCCATGGATAAGCATAGGTATCGTTAAAGATCATCTGATCGGGTTTGGTGTTGTAGATCCAAAGTAGCACGGACTCTTGCTGATCGATCGGTGGATTAGCACCTTGGAATGGCATCTTGCGTACCACTGTTAGCTTTTTGGTAACAGGGTTAAATGTGTAGTTCATGAAACCACCAAACATACGCATGGCCAGTTTTTGATAGTCAACAAACAATTCATAATTGGTTAGTCCGCCAACACGACCAGCGGTCAACATATAGGTGTTTAGGTAACCTGACGCAAATGGTTCAAATTGACTGGCAGTTGTACCTGTCACACTTCCAATACCGCGACGGAAGATCTGACGTACCTGTTGTACTTCTCTAGGCAGTATGTATTCTTGTGTTTCCGGCAGAAGTGTCAGGTGTGCATAACTTTCTTCCACAGCATTTTGAGCACGCTGGCGATATCTAATCAGGGCCTGATTGATACTCATTTCATAGTGTTCTTTTTCTAGTTCAACATCAACGATGCCGTCGCCCAGTCTCATACGAACATAATCAGTGATCGCGGCTCGCATGGAATCGGTGGTGTTGCCGTACTCCCAATTTGGGTCTCGTACGCCCGGACCTGTTACTGTGGGGTTGCCGTCAAAGGCTATGTGTGCACCAGATTGAGATCCGGTTGCGGGATCAAAGAGGCTTTTGGCGTCTAGTTTGTTACCTGCTAGATAGTTTGACTCTACTGTTACATTGCCACTATATGGTGAAGACATACATTACTCCGTTATCAAGTATTTATTACTGAACTCGGAGTAGTATGGTTTCTGCGTTGATGCGTCCGTTGAGTTTTGACTCAGTTGCTTTGATATCCTCTAAGAACTTGCGTAACTGTATCTTGGTAGCCTTGGCAAACTCCTTGAGCTTTTCGTCGGGTTTACGGAGTGTTTTTGTCACGGATCGGTGTTCATCGAAGCCAATAATGCCGGTTCCCTTGACGTTTAGAGGTCCTTTTAACGTGTCAGCTATATACTTGCCCAGTTTACGTGTTTTGGTGTTGTAAACCCATAGTTCTTGGGCGCCAACGATGTCTGCAGGATTAATACTGATCAGGCGCAGGACTTTATCTTCCTTGGCGTACTTGAGTTTACTGACCACTTTCTCCTTGCTGACACTCTTAGGAGCACGCACTTTCTTTGTGGCTTTTTTAACTCCACGATACTGGATAATGTCGTTCAGGATCTGATCAATAAAAGCAAACATGCGTTTGAAGTCTGCGGCTTTGTAATGATTATATCCTTCTGTTAATTGTTCATCTGTGCGTTCAAATGCTGTTTTAAGTTCATCAAAGCGAGCTTGATATACCGCTTCGTATTTTGTCAGCTGACTCTGAGGCACATTATTGGCCACAAGATAATCATACGGCTTGAAACTGTACTTGGGGTCAGTGATAAATGCATCGTAGTGTCCTTCGAGTTCGCCAATGGTGTCGGCTGTTTTTTCGTTCAAGCGATCCTGGATAGTTGGTACATAGGCCTTGGGTTTTTCTTCTGCTACAACTTCAACTTCTATTTCTGCTGATTTGCTGTTGATACTTTCCAGGATGTTGGCATCAATAAATTCAATGTGACGCTCTTGTAGGGGCATGCCTCGACGGTGTGCCATGATAAGTCCGCAAGTGGTCATACTGACTGTGCGATCGCCGGCACGTTCAAATGCCCGAATTTCGTCTGTGGTAAAGTCTTTGACTTCCTTCATCCAGGCAACCACGTGCTTTTTTAGATCTTTTTGGCTAAAGAAGTAATTGTAATAATTCAGGCTTTTACGCATATGGTGATCAAATTCTTCAAACGACATGGTCCGAGCACGTTCGGTATCCCAGATGGGTTCATCACCTGTGTACTTTTCGTCCAACATTAAACTATTGCGGGGAGCCGCTTTTTTAATCTTTGTTGCTTTACCGTTGATTTTGATATTAGCCATATATGTCCTTTTTGGATATAGTATTATACATTAATTATCATTGGGTGTCAATAATGTAGCAAAAGTTATGTACTGCTCCATTATGTCTAACCGATTGCGTAGATCTTGCTCTATTTCTTGATAGCGTGCTGTGGGCTTGTTATACCGGCGACACTCCACTAATTCTTTGTCCATTTCGTCCCATAATGCTCTTGCAGGGCGCCATAGTCGACGCATGTCTTCCCGCATGCCCGGGGGCAGTTGTATAGTATGGAAAAATATGTTATCCAAACGGGTTTTTAGGGTAGAATCTGACTCCATACTAGTATTATACTATAAAACCCTTAATGGGTCAAGCCCATAAATACTAGATACACAGGAACTGCTATGTCACGGTTAAGTCTTTGGAAAGACGGGCAACACACAAACGATTATAAATTTATGGATAGACGCATATCCGAAATGTTTACCATTGGCGGCACTGGTGTACTACTCAACAAGTATCTGGGCACTCAGCAGCAAATTGGCAGCACTGACCCTACCAAGCCCGATTACCTAAATCAATCAGAATCAAATATACAAGATTTATTATGGTTAGAAAACCGTGATCGCAAGTACGATAAAGATGTTTACAAGATGCGTGGCATTTATCAACGTGCTGATCAAGATTTTGACCTGAGCCAGTTTGGTTTATTTTTGCAAACTGGAACTATTTTTATGGTGTTCCATTTACGTGACATGGTTGACCAAATTGGTCGTAAGTTAATGAGTGGAGACGTACTAGAACTCCAACACTTGAAAGATTATGATGCGCTGGACGGGGATTTACCTGCGGCATTAAAAAGATATTACGTGGTCGGCGACGCCAGCTTTGCTGCCGAAGGGTTTACGCCTACCTGGTGGCCACACCTGTGGCGTGTCAAACTTAACCCATTGGTGGACAGTCAAGAATACAAGGATATCCTAGACAACATTGCCGCAAGCAATACCACTACTACACCAATTGGTGAAATTCTCAGCACCTACAACAAGTACATCAACATCAATGAACAGGTTGTTGCTGAAGCAGAAATACAAGTTCCAAAGTCTGGTTACGACACCAGTACGTTTTATACGTTACCAACTGATCCAAGTGGCCAACATCCAGAAGCTGCCATCACAGCCGATAATATACTGCCAACTGCCGATAATTCCACAACCACTGCCGATGAAGGCTCATCTAGTCCTACTAGTAAAATCAAAGGCTACTTGACCGGAGATGGATTGGCACCGAATAGTGTTGTTACTGGTGCTGGTGTTGCTTTCCCAAGTCAGGCCAGCGAAGGAGATTACTTTCTACGTCTTGACTATTTGCCAAATCGTTTATTCCGCTACAGCGCATCACGCTGGCATAAAGTTGAAGATAATGTTCGCACCAATTTGACTCCAGGTG